CCTACCTTCCATGCAGCATACATTTTACTAAACTTAGTATGCTCTTCCAAGGTAATCTTATCAATATCTTTACCTTTATATAAAACTAACCATGTACGGTAGTTTATTTTAGATTTTTGGATCTTCGGGGGTCCCATATAATCTTATATACTCCGAGTCTTTTTCCCAATTAATTTTTGCTTGTGTGCCATCCAATGGCCCTGGTCCTGGTGTATAATGTAAACCATCATTACCATTTTGACCAATAATATCCATACGCGATGGTTGTGGATGTTCTAAAGCATCTTCTCCTGTTTCTTGCTGTCATTCTAATCTACTTATATTATCAGTCTTTAAGACTTCTATCTTGTCTAAAAGAGGGTGAGTCCAACCGTGAGATACAATATATGTATTTAGACCTTCTTCTCTTAATAGAACTTCTACTAGCTTTTCTCTTCCTTGCTCGTCAAGTACATTTATGACTTCATCAAGAAAAAGAACATTGATACGACTTTTCGATATACTACTCATCAATTTTCGTATAGCGATTAAAGTCGCTGTGTTAACTCTGGTCAATTCGCCACTACTGAGTGCCGTTATATCAATAATATTTCCTTCATCTGTGACTTCTACGTTCAACTTGTCATTTGTTACTACGAAGTTGATGCTAAATCGCCCGTCACTTAATTCTGCTAAATAGTCGTTCGCAAGGTCTTCCAACTCTTTTACCATATTCTCAATCTTATACGCAATAAGACCATTTGTAGAGAATGCTTTTTTCAGTACTTCTATATGTCCTGCGGTCTCTTCGACTTTCGATAATTTTTCCGTAATTCCCTCAAGTTCATTTTCAAACTCTGCTGTTTGCTCAAGGATAACTTGGATCCTTGTGTTTTTCTTTGTTCTTTCTTCATTTTCCTCTGCTATCTCCTGTATCTGCGATTTGGCGTGAGAGATATTATCTTTCAATTCTTTGATTTTCAATGCCAAATCACCACCATCTAAAGTTTCACTAGGTAGAGTATTATCTATCCGAGAATGTAAATCTTCAAACTCTCGCTTCGTACTTACATACTTCTGATATTCTTGTTTCTCTTTTGTTCTAGCGTCTATCTTTAGGTTTAGGTCACTTAATCGTCTTTTGTGACCGTCTACTTGCTCTTGTGCTTCTATAATCCATCTATCAATAAAATCTTCTGGAATAGATTGCTCACAAGTAGGGCAAGTGCCTTCTAAGTTTTTATACTTTTCTTCTTTCTTTTCCCACTCAGAAATATATCCACCGATTCTGCCTTTCTGAGAAATTAAGTCATCAAAAGACTCTGGCTCAGATAGCTTACTTTGTAATAATGTCATATCTAGCTGGGAAAATAACTGCTTATATGTATTATTTTCGTTAATTTTTTGATTTTTTTCTGCGATATTTTCAAAATCTATAGATAAAGAACGCAATTCTTTCTCATCTTTTTCCGAATATTCTGGTAATTTTATCATTGGAAGTATGGTACTATCACTCAATTTATTTTCATTTAACCATTTTACAATAGTTTTTGATTTCCCATCTAGTTCCGCAAGTTGCTGACCTGAAGTACGTGCAAGCTCACGAAAAACGTCATAATAAGCGACGTAGTCTTCCAAGTTTAGCAAGTCTATCAAGAACTTTTTTCTGTTCGCATCTGTTGCTGTCAAAAACTGCAAAGATGTGTTAGTGTTCTGATAAACTAGCTGTGTAAAAGTTTTAAAGTCCAGACCCAGTATCTGCTCGACTGTTTTGTAAGTATTGGTTGCAGTATGACTACTAATATCTTCGTCACCTTCAAATAATTTAACTTTTATACTTCCTCTACTTCTGCGTACATCTATCGCATAATTTGTATCTTCTACTGCAAAAGTAAGGTGGATATTATATCCTGCATTTACAAATCTATTCTGTATATCCGCTTTTTTGATGCCTTTACTATTCTTGTTGTATAAGGCTTCTTCGATAATAAGTGGAATGGAAGACTTGCCCATGCCATTGGTACCCACCAGTTGAGTGAGAGTACTATTGTTAAGGTCAATACTGTTATCTTTTCCATAGCTAAAGCAGTTATCCCACTTCAGCGTTTTTAGAGTTATCATGAAATATTCCTAAAATTTGTGTTACTGTCTCATCTTTTAATTCCAGAATATAACTTAAATATTCTGCGAGCTCCTCTTCCATTGTCATTTCTGAGTCCAATATAAGAGTAGCCTCTGTTTTTCTTTTTACTACTTTTTTATCAAGTAGTTCTGTATTCTTTATAAGTGAAAGATCGGCGACATCACCTTCTAGCTCATAGATCGTGTAGTCGTATGTAGTTGGGATCATAGCCGCGGGGTCAGTCACCGTCTTTCGTATTAACTGGGGTAGTTTGAACTCTTTCCACTCCCATTCCCAACTATCTTCATCAATTAATAAATATCCTGTTTGCACTTTCGTTCTGTGAAACTGGGTAGACATCGGACTACCTGGATATACAATATTTAATTGAGTATTAGAATGACTATGTAAATCGCCTGCAAACACAATCGGAAACTGTGCTAACTTATTCAAGTCAATCTCAGGCGATACATGGGGCGGTATAGAACCTCTAACGTGTGTGAATAGAGGTTTTCTTATATCTAAGTCCAATACTGGATTCCATTTCTTATGTAAATAACAATACGGTAATATACTGTATTGTTCTGTCACAGTTATTTCATCAATAACTGTAACCAGCGGGTTTAGTTTTTCAGTCGCTGATTTTAACTGAGTAAAGAATGTTTGATTTTTGCGTGTTGCTTCATGGTTTCCATCAAAAATAATTGTTGGAATTGTAACTCCACTAATAAAATCAAAATATAACTCTAACTCAGGCATTGAAGGAAGCCTATCAAATAAGTCTCCGCCAACGATATGCAGGTCAACATCTTTCTCAATCTCTTTGATTTGAGAGAAAAACTCACGATACCTGTTTGTAGCCCACTTTACGGGTACATTCTTTTGTCCTAGTTTTATATGCCAATCTGCTGTAAATAAAATCATGCTACGAAATCATCTCCTAGTTGCCAACTGCAACCTGTTAAACCGCCCGCTTGAAGTGCTGCAAGAGTTCTGTGTATCTCTTGTGCGCTTCTGCCTGTATCAAGTGCATTGACTGATACGTGCTCTACTATATTATTTGGGTTTATAATATAGGTTGCTCTATAATGAACACCATCTTCTTCACTTACAATGCCTAGTTCATAGCCAAGTGCCATGCCTGAGTCTGCTGCAAGTGTGTGGTTTATGTCTTTTATAAGGTCATTGTCTTGTTTCCAAGCAAGTTTGCAGAACTCATTGTCTCCACTCACTCCAATAACTTGGGCAGCACTTGACATTTCATCAAATGCTGCAATCTCGGTAGGACAGATGAATGTAAAATCTTTTGGATAGAAATACATTATTGTCCACTCAGAGTCTATATTTTCCTGGGTTATTGTTCCAAGCGTATTATCGGCTTCACAGGTAGCCATCTTGAACTCAGGAAACTCTTGACCTACCATTACCACTTTTGCTCTCCATCACCTTCTGAAAATTCAGAAGCAACTTCAGCATCAGGAGCATCGCTGCCACCTGCTCTTACTCTATCTAAGAGTTCTTTTTGAGCATCAGCGCTTGGGCGAGGAAGTACCTCATCCATAGATTTCAACCCTGATATCAACTCTTTTTCTTCTTCGTCTAATGCTCTGGTTTTACATCTTAGCACCTGTAATTGGTACTCAACATTGAAAGCCATTGGTCCAGTCTTTACTCTTTTAAAGTGGACGTCCCAACCTGTTTCAGGGTCTGTAGGGTCGCCAAGGTCTTCAGAGGCAAGCATTACTTGCTCTAATAATTTTTTCTTTAAATTGAGGACTTTGACTTGCTTATCTTTAGGATCGATGCATTGAATTGCATATGACCAACCGCATTTCATTTCGGGGTGATATTCTTTTACCCAATCCTTTTCTTTGTTGTCAAAAGATTCTGTAGAACGATTGAAGGAAAGACACTCCATAGGAATGTTCTTTGCGTTCTCACCTTTTATCCAGTATACGTATCTAGGAAGTATATCTCCAACCATTCTTACGACATTGTCGCCATCTTGATAAGTATATTGATTTATGGAAGACTTCTTAGCCTTCCCTTCTAATTGTGCAAATTTTAATGCCATTTTTATTTCTCCTTTTGTGACTTCTCATATCGAAAATAAACTTCTCCATTTTCAATCTTAAGTAGCCTATTCTTTTTAATAATGTTCTGCACGCCTTTGGGAAGTCGTGCTAGTTCTATTGTTAGTTTATTTGTTGTTAAATATTCGTTATAACTTCTAAAAGATGCTACAGCGATGTACTCTGCCCACTCTGAATCAGATGCGGACTTACGATGCTTGTAAATGAACTCGGGGTTCAGTAAAAAACTATCGCCAGAATAATCTTTTCCGTAGAATTTAAAGAGTCTGTCACGTTTACTTGTTGGTGGGTACTGATAAGTCACATACCACACTATAAGTAAGATGTCCGAAACCTTGTTTCTACTATCTTTTGCGATCTTTTTCCAATTATATCGTATCATATATTATACTAAAAAATTCAACTCCTGTCAAGAAGTATTTTTTCATAGGTCATTTACCTCGTACCCTTGCTTCATGTAATAGCCTCGTCTATTGTTCGCCTGTCTCCGTGCCGTTTTTCCTACTAAATTTATATCCACTACAACAGGCTGGGACTTATCTTCATGGATTCTGATAATACGTCCTATGAGCTGTGTTAGTAAAGGCTCATTGTTTACAGGAGTTCCTAGAACGAGACAGCTGAGGCAATCTAACGATACACCTTCTGAAAATATAGATTGTGTACCATATAAAATATGTTTATCATGCCAAAGCTGTTTCATCAGTTTTGGGCGTTCTTCGTGAGGTATATCTCCTGTAATTGCTATAGCCTCATCTCCACTCAGTTTAGCACAAGTTTTTAGAAACTCAACTCGGTCTGAGACAACCAAAACTTTATGACCCTTAGCAGCGTATGCGCTTGCTATCATGGCAACAGAGTGTACATACTCTTCTTGATAAGAAAGGTGTGTTACTTTGTTTGCCCATGGGATATTCTGCCCATCCATAAATCTTACGTCTGAGGATATGATATCCACTTTCGGGGTCATATAGTTCTCTTTTGGTGGTTTATGTACTGTTTGTCCAAAGTAATCTCTGAACACTACGTGTTTACCATCTTTTCTTTCAATTGTACCTGACAATCCAATCTTATATCTTGCTTTATT